CATCAAATTGAGATCTAATCACCTCCTTCATTATAGATGCTTCAGTCATGTATTTGCGAGGTAAATAATGCACCTCAACACCATACATTCTTAACTGTTCATTGATTAGATCCTGAATCAGATTTTGCTCAGTTTTAGCTCCTTGTTGGAAATATGGATTGAGCATAATCTTAACCTATCATATCTAATGGTGGTAACTCATAAGTATTGGACATAATTTCACGAATCCTTTCCAATTCTTTCTCACCATCATCAAAAATTTGTCGTCCATTTAATTCAACACCACCAGGTAATTTAACTCCTTGGAATTTCATCAAATTTTGACCCCATTGTCGTTTAATAAGAGCAGGGACATATTGTTTTAAGAACGAATCATTCCAAACTCTAGTATAGTCATTTGGGTTTAAGAGTCTATAACAATCCATAACAAGAAAATCACCTGGTTCCAGACTTGACCAATCAATATCTAAATATAATCTATCTTGTCTTTGATTAAATCTTATTGCTTTTTGTGTCGTTAATGCAAATTCAATATCTTCTAGATATGTCTTAGTCATTGCATAAGTTAATATCTCAGTAGTACCCCAATAGTAAATATCATTCAAAAATAACTGATACTTAACACTAAACATATTATTAGTAGCAGTATTAGTACCATCAAAATGCATTACTTTTGTTACACCAATAATTTCAGGTGGAACTTGTAAATAATTACTATTCTCATACCAATCAAAAGAAGTAGATACTCCTGCAATTGTAGCATCAGCAGTAGTAGTTACTATTCCTGCGGTATTAGTTGAAGCAGAATCCTTAGTTGCTCTTCCCCTATCAATATCTTGTTGAGTTACCGCATATTTCATAAACATCTGAGTGACACCATCAAAATGTCTCTCATTAAAATACTGAACTCCATCATCAATTAGATCATCAACTTGCTCATCGGCAACATTAACTTCCAAGACAGGAGCACCCAGCTGCCTTAGACAGTATTCTTTAAAAGTAGCTCTACTGCTTGGTTGTGACATTTGCCCTATTATCCCCTGTAATATTTAGGGTGCTGATGATATACCCGAATAAACTAGAATATTACCATTAACAATATTATATATTGTTGCACCAGAACTCACTAAGACATTATATACATACCGACCTTGTGTTAAATTATTAGTATCAGTTGACCCAAGAGATATATTAAATACTCCTCCAGCAGCACTCGTAAAACCTACGGTAAATGTTGTGGTAACTCCAAGTGTTGCACCCACGGCGACGCTCTTGGACATTTGAGCAGAACCAGTCCACCCAGTAGTTGTAGCAATACCTACAGCATTTGATCCAGAAAAATCAAAAGCAGCATTTGATGTATTAGTTACATTATATGTTGCACTAAATGTAGAACCACCATAAATGGTCAAATTAGCAGCATATGGAACTCCAGCATCTGGGTCAAATGTTAGATTCTTACTTGCCATTTACTAATTCCTTTAATAGAGATTTGATTTCCGACATTTCACCTTTTAAACTATCAAGATCATCTTTCATAGTATTGAGATCTTCACTTTTTGATTTTTTTATGTTACGTTGAGTAACATATTTGTTGTAATCCATAGAATTTACATTAACAATTGATCCATTTAAGGGATCTCTTGCGAGATCCTTATGTCCTTCTACATTATATAATTCATCAGTCATATTATGCCAATGCCATCACTCTAAGGTCTTTCATCCTTGGAACATAAACCTGATTAGTAGAAGTCAATACAATTTTAATTCTATAATTTCTATATTGTGGTAAATCTTCTACAGTGAATCCATATTCTCTATACTGCAATTCTGCGGGAACATATCCAAATCTATTAGATTTTTCAATTTTAACATCTTCCTGACCATTATTATCTTTTGGATTAATAACAGCAGCTGTATTAGCATCTAAGTTTTTATATCCTGGGAAAGGTGTAAAGATAGGCTCAATTCCTGCATCATTACTAATATAGTAGAATGCTCTAATATCAGCATATTCATTAATATAAGCATTTACCATTATCTTAAGTGAAGTAGCAGCATTCTGTAATTGAATTTCTTTAGAAATATACTGACATGCTGTTGGGTCTCCATTAATTGTTCCCGTTCTCTTATCAGTTGCGAAATTCGTAATTTCGCTATTAACCCTATTTGATGTACAAATAACACTGGTTCTTTGAGCATCAATCATAGGACTCAACTTACTATTTGTCGTATTTAAGAACAATCTTAAGTTGAATGATTTATTTCCTGGAACATTACTTAACTTCCTATCTTCATTAAGTTGAGATGCAATTAATCTAGGAGTATCCATATAGTTAGCATCATTTAAAGCAACTGGCTCAAAACCATTATCAACCCAAGGAATTTCTGATCCACTCATACTTTGACCAGTAGTAGTTCTCATTTCACCAGTAACAGTAGTTCCACGAACTGTTAAATTCTGAACCATAGGGGTAATAGTCTCAAAAGGTATATTTTGAGTTGCACGAGTCTGTTTTCCACCAGTTGATTTAGTAGAAGCTAAGTATCTCTTACCAAATCCAGCATTAGTAGATCTATCAGTACCACCAACAACACCAGACATATCTATTTTAATATTATAATAATCAAATCCAATTGAATCTGTAACATCAGCATCCCCTAGATAATGCCGTTTATTAATTCTCCTTAAACTAACTCCAGAATTTTCATACTTGTAAACAGGTGTTCCTTCAGCAAATTCCTGAGTACCACCCTCAATTGCTCTTGAAGAAATACCAATAGATCCACCACTTACTGATTGATAAGATATAACCTCACCATCTATAGGAGAACCTATTCTTAAATATCCAAAATTAGTTGTACCAACACCAACACCCTCAAAATTCTCAAACATACTTGCATCATCTACTAGTATATTAGTCTCAGAAACTCTAGTTAAAGCAGTAGTTAATCTTGTAGGTCTAAGATCAGAGTCTGCACCAGTAATATGGACATAGTTATCATCAAAATACATTCCATGATTATTATGATCAACTTTAATATGTAAACCGTCAGTTACTTCTGTAACAGAAGAAACTTGAACATCTCCACCATATCCTGCATTTAATTCATTTATATTTCCTGCTCCATTGGTTAACATAATAGTCTTAGCAGCACCAACAGCAAATGCACCCTGAACATCATTTACGACCAATTCACTGGTCATACCAATAGATACAATCGTCAATCTTGCATCTCTACCAACAGAGTTAACACCAAGAGTTGTAAATCCAACAACATCACCGACAACATATCCACTTCCACCAGATGTGATGGTTGCTGTTCCAACAACTCCATCCTTAATATAAACAGATGCAGTTGCTCCTCTTCCAGAACCAACAATAGTAACCATATTCACACCTGTAACAGTCCTAGAACCGTCAGAAGGAGTATATCCTATACCTGGATTAGAAACAGTTAAAGTTCCATCTGCAGCACCAGCAACACCTATAAGATGTCCACTAGCAATCTCAGATCCACTAGCATCTTGAGAAATTTTACGTCCAAGTAATAAAGAGGTGTCTGCTACAGTAGTACCAAGACCCACTCTAACTTCTCTTGATGTTACATTTAGTGAATCTCTCATTAAGGTAGGAATTTGAGCATTTCCTACACCCAAAGATGGATTATACAATTCTACAGATCCAGATTCTAAGAAATCTGCTCTATAAAGAGTAAACTTAAGATCTTCCCACTGACTTGGTTCCCATGTAGAAGCATTTTGTGACTTAAACATTGAACCAAGATATGGTTGGTTAGAAATAAATGATTGAGTTAATATATCAGTTTCACCAACTCTAGAAACGTAAACACTATATTTCGTTGAGTTTGATGCCAATGCCATGACATATTCTTTATTACCTTCTAAGAATACTGGTGCTTTAAATTTAATATTTGTAGCAACAGATCCATCTGCAGAAGTAGTAATTTGATTGGGTTTAACTACAATTTCCGAGAAAGGAAGAATATGTGAAGTTGGAACACCATTTTCCATTGTTCTCAATTGGAATACCATTGGAACATCATGATCATCCTTAGATTGGAAGAATATATCGCAACTAGTTGCAAATATACCACTAGCATCATTAACTAAGAATGATTGTGCAAGAGGGTCATACCAACCAATAATTGCATCTTTTTCTACTTGTGTACTTACTACTTCAGAATTTACAACTTGCAATCCAGTAGTTTTCTCAATATATTCAGATTTAAACTCTTGCTTATGCTCAATTCTAGCATTTCTTACAGAAATAATTTGTTCTTGAACATTCTCAATAGTTCCTGATGCAGTATAAGGTTCTTCTGCAATAGTAGATGCTAAGTTTTGATTGTTCTCTGCGTCATTTACGAGAGTAAAGACTTTAGTTCCACATTCAAATTTTGGATATCTTGCATCCTCATTATAATTAGGAATAAAGAACGTTCCTTGACAATCTGCTGATATATCAGTAATTAATCTTTTTTCAGTAACAGTTGCCACTGCTCCAGAAGTTTCACCATATATTTTCATTCCACTTCGAGGAATCCATCCATAATATTGCGATTGAGCCATATCAGCCATACTGTAAAGATCTAAATTCAATACAGTAGAAGTAGACGAATAACCACCTGACATAGGTTGGTTATTATATGGATTAGTTGCATAAGTTTCAGTTGGTGAACTGAAAGGACCTTCTTTATGGTTTATGGTACATAACCTTGCTCGCATTGTCTCATTTTTTCTATCAACGTGCCACATTGATCCAAAAATAGTCTCACCTACTTGGAAAGTTCCACTGTCCATATTAATTTCAACCAATTTAGGAACACAGTAGGTAGTTACATCTACTCCATCCATGAATGCATAAAGTCTAGTCTTTGGCTTCATTCTTTGAGCACTAAATCTAATATTTCTAGACCTCATAAAGGAAGCAAGATCCCTACTTACAATTCTATCACCAACATTTATAGTATCCCACTGTTCAGTAACAGTAGTTTGCTGTCCATGAGCATGTTTGATACCAAAAGCAATTTCTTCTTCAGTAGTGGTTCTTGTAGTTGTAGTAGTTAAATCTCCATAAATCTTTCGACCAGAACCCCAAGGACCTGCACCATTATTAAAGAACTTACCATCATGCCATCCATTAAGCATACCAGTTGTCTCTGTGGACTCTACTGATTTAACTTCCTCCATCTTGGTGCCCATCCAATTTTCTTCCCATGCACCCCAAATAGTTGGACCCATACCAGTTTGAGGATTAACACCAAATTGCTCCTCTGCTCTCTTCATTGTCTCGGCAAAATTACCTTCTTGTTCGGTAGTTTTAGGTTCTAGTCGAACTTGATCCATCCAAGTATCAGTTGCTGGTGTAAGTTCTATTGTTCCTTGCCAGAAACTAATAAGGAATGGAGTTACACTTTCAGATCTAGTGGCAAATGCTTGAGTTATATACTCAACTTCAGTATAATCCAACATACAAATGTCAGCTTCTTTTCTTACATTATTTCCTTCAATTGTTATAGTATCTAAATCTTGAGTATTCTGAATATTGTTAGTTACTGGTCCAAATACCAAATCAGCAGAAGTTGTAAAATGCTGTGGACGCATTTCCTTTCTCTCTCTATCAATACTATTCCTAATACCACCAGCAACATATTCTTGAGATAAAAATGTTGTAAAATTATCTACAAATAATCCAGATTTAAACTTATTAAGTCCTTCTGCATCTGGAACGAACATATTGGCAGTATTAACTTCCAACATAGAAAGAGTTGTATAATATTCAAGACTCTTAATTCTATCCTCTAACTTCTTGATATCCTTCATTCGGAATCTCTTATGAGTATTGAACTTAAGAGAAGCTCCCTCAATACTAAAGAGATAAGCAGGTAATGTAACTTTACATATTTCTAAGGCATCATCTACTGGTTCAGGTGATTGTGGTTTTTCAGCAGGATCACCATATTTTACAATAAATTCTCCCATTTTATTAAGGAAAATTCTATCAATTCTTCCAAGATAGTATGAATAATTTATCTGTAATGCTTCATCAGCTGCTAAAATATTTGGTACATTTTGTCCATCTACTTTAAAATTCCTCCCAAAGAATTCTAATGGAGATCTAGCTCCTTCAGAAACAGAGTAATTCTGAACTCTAGGTCTAATATCAATTATATCAGATGCACGATGACCATTAACAACGGGAATTTGTTTATAATTATATGCTTCATAAGAATTAACAGTTATAATATCTCCACCATCAGTTGATTCAAAATACGCATTTTCGAAATATACTTTTAATCTTCTATCAGGTATTTCTGTAGTATTCTTTCTTACAATTTTTGCATAATCATAGAAAGTAGTCTCTTGACCTAAAGAAAAGTCAAAGGACTCAGTTACATCAAAACTAGGTTCAGCTAAAGTAAGAGTAACTGCTTGTATTTGAGACTCTGAAGTAATGATAGTTTCACCTTCTACAAAATCAGTTCCATTTTTACTAATATAACCAATCTTAAGATCAGTTATTTTTTCTGCAATTATGGCAATAGCACCACTTGTTTGACCTGTTATTCTTTCACCAATTATCATTTCTGCAGTTGTAGTTGATAAACTCTTAATTGCAGTTAAAATTGCTGTAGGACAGGATGCATCACTAGTATTCGCAGATTCATATATTCCATGAATGCTAATAACATCTGGATAATTTAAAGATATTTCTTCATCCTGAACTTTAGTACCAAATGGATAATTTCCAAATGTCAATCCATCATTAGCAGTTGTTGTACCAATACCAGAAGCACCATTATTGGATTTATCAACAACAATAGAATTAACTCTATTAATTATCTTTCTCTTTGCTATTGGTTTTTGCTTTTTAAGTGTAGCAACTAATTGAGCACCTGTATTATCAGTACCTAAATCAAAGAATTGTAATAAGGTTCCACCACCAGTAAGACTCATTTTATCTGAAGTTAGAACTTCAACAGTTCCATCAGACCGTATTAAAGTATATCTTTCATCATCAAATGGCATAAATGTTTCATCTAAACCAGATTGAACTTGTGATGTAAATTGATTATTAGTAATATCAACTTCGAAAGTTTTTCTGATAATAATATAAGAATCAGTTAAATCTACCGATGCATTATGCATTTTAGGCAATACGGTAAATAAATTATTATCATCTCTTTGTGCTATTGATCCACCAACTATTTTTACGTTACTTATATCTAATTGTGCTGATGGTAATGCACCATTACATACACCTGTTACACTTGTAATTTCTTCTACAGTAATATGAGAAGATCCTACACTCACAATTCTGCTTCTTGTAGGTAGATCAGGAGCAAGAGGTGAATCATACTCAATTAAAGAATCTTTTCTAATTAAAGTATTTGATGGAAATATATTACTAGGACTTATTATAGTACTAATACCAGAAGCACCTGATTTTGGACTAATAGTACCAATACCGATATTTAATATTCTTGTTGGAACAACATCTGCACTAAAAGTATTAATTCCAGAAACTCCATTGTTTGTCGAATAAACAGATTCTACATCATTTAAACTATATGACGTTACAGCAATAGCAATTCTATTAATTGAAGTATCAGTATCAAATTTTAAACTTTCATTATTGATAAAAGTTCCTTCTACTTCATAACATGTCATTGCTGTTCCAGCAGATACAGCACTTCTAAGGTAAGCTGATGCTCCACTACTTTGACCCGTAACACGAGTAGGAATAGTAAGAGTAGCTGCAGTATTAAGTGATATTTCAGTAGTAGTTTGGACATCATAAAGAGCAAGATCCCATTGATCTTGTGTTCTACTGGATTGATTAGCATAAGCTCCAGATTCCAATCTCATATCATATATTCTTGCTACACCAACTTCTTTTCCTGGAGCATCATTTTTATCAGAACCCAGTCTTGCATCCCTTAAACTAACATAATAGGTATTTCCTACTCCTATTGTAGGAGATCTAAAGACATTATTTACTACTAAAGTTGGACCAGTATGATATTCTATTTGCTGATTACTTATTGTTTTAGTTGTACGTGGTTTATTACAATCTAAGAAAGAAGAATTAGTTGTTTCTATTTCCCATCCACGAACAAAAGCTTTACCTGGAGAAATTTGGTATAAAGCTAATCCTTCTGATGGTGTAGATCCACCTTGAGTAATTTGATTGCTATTATATACACCCCTACTACCCATTCCATCATTTAAGGAATTCTTTAAAGTAACACTAAATGGTTTTACATAATAATCTCCTGATTCTGCATATGTTCTTCTTGCAAGAATCTCAAGGAAATTATTACTATAATCATCTGCAGGTTTTTGTACAGAAGTAAGATTACCATTCTGAACTTGGGCAAGCTCAACAAAATATCCACCACCTTGTGAGGGTGCATTTACAGTTACATTCTGAACTACATTGGTTACATTAGTAGTTTCTTGAACAACGTTTACATTTACATTAGTAACGTTAGTAACATTGGTAACATTGGTAACGTTAGTAACATCACCAGCACCACCATTTTGAACTGCGACTGGAGATGTTGTATCGGCATCTACAGTGGGAGGTAAAACAGGACTTGGTGTAGGTGTAGGAGCTCCTCCCCCATCATCTACATAATCACCCAAACGTTTTTTAAATAATCCAGCAGTAATCTTTAATCTATCTGCACCTGGAGCAGCATAATTATTAAATCCTTGAGAATTATCATTTAAAGATGGATCTACATCAGCATTAATTATTTCTTCGGTAACAAATAATCCAACTCTATAATTAGACTTATTAGTATACTGATCTAATATAATAGTTTCTCGTTGTACTGATACGAATTGCCCATGAAAGAAGTATACACCATCTTCAATTTGGAAAGATGATCCAACTATTGCAGCATTAGAAGGAAATGTTGTAGCAAAAGGAGTACCTGCTTCTATTGTAGTATTTCCTAATAGCCCTGATAAAATTGTAATATCAGTAAATATATCCTCACCATCTAAAAATTCTTTAGTGACATTGTTACTAGTATTAGATCCAATATACTGAAGATAAAGAGTAAGCTGCCCTCTTTCAGATTCTGCTGGTAATAATACTCTATCAACAACTGCTGTTACTCCAGATTGAACACCAGTAATTGTTGAACCAACTATTTGATCAATATATGCCTCAACAGGAACTCCTTGATAATTATTATTAAGCTGAACACCAAAATATAACTGATTATATCCAATATTTCCTGGAATTACTTTTGCACCTTCTTTAAAAAAGTGTTTACCAAACTTTTCAATCTGATTCTGTAGAATAGATTGTAAAGTAGTTAATTCTCTTGCTTGTACTGGATAGCCAGGTTTAAACAGAACTTTTGCAAAATCATCGTCTGCCTGAAAGTCGTCAAAATATGGCGATACGTTAAGATTTGTTGATAGTGGCATAGTCCTTTAAAATTGCAAAACGACTTTAATGTCTTCTTTTTGGTTCACAGACCTGATAATTGCAGGTCTATTATCAACATATATTATATTTCCTGAGTACTTTTTAACTTCAGGACCAGATAAACCGTTGGTAAAATCTTGACCAAGGTAATATGTTTTACTATTTATTGATGTAGAGATACCAGAAAATGCGGTATTAATTGCCAAATTAGAACCAGTTGATGGAACAATAGTTAAATTTCCATCACCAGTAGGTTCACTAGTAAATTGATTTAAATGGAATCCCCATGTTGGATTAGTTTGTGCAGTTCCAACAGTATTAAATCCAGCAAGAGTTCTATCTTGCCAATATTTTAATACACCAGTAACAGGATCATAATTAACAACTCTTCCCACTGCAGTAGTACCAGTAGCAATAGTTTGCTCAAAATAAGAGTCAGGAGTAAATGTTGCTGTACTATAACCAGTTCCTGTCAATCTAACAGCACCCAAGGCACTTGCTTTATCAATAGTCAAGAGTGCTTGTCCAGTTGTTAGTGGATTCTCAACAATACCAACTCTAGCAATTTGATTTCCTGTTATAAAATCAGGATTTTCTACATCATTTTCAATTCTAGAATACATCATAACATTCATGGCACCTAATTCCTGATAGATATCAGCACCATGACCCCCTTGAGGAGGTATAATGACATCAAATTGAGGTATAGTAGTACCTGTAGGAACCCCACCAGCAATTAGATCTACATTACCGTATGTGTATCCAGAACCTTGACTAGAAACAGTTACTGTATCAACTTGTTGGTCTGCATCAACAATTATAGTACATTCAGCACCGTCTCCATCTCCTCTAATAGGAACTTTTGTATAAGTTCTATTTGCTGTTCCAATACCTACTCCACGATCAGTAACAGTTATAATCTTAATAGATCCATCTACTGCATTATTTCTTATGGGAGCATTAACTGCGCTAGTACCCCATTCTACAGGAACAGGAATGAAATCAGTAGATTGGAATTTGATAATATCAGTAGGTTTAATAGTAAAAAGGTATTTCCAAATATATCCATCACCACTACTTCCAGCAGCTCTTGGTTCTAAGTCAGTAAATAATGGTTGATCTAATGATGGTCTGCCATTTGGATTATCTGGATTTGTACCATTTTGAAGGCACTCATAAACCCTATAATCTTCATTAAGAACAAAATATGTTGCGGAATATAAGTTAGTAGCACCAGAAACCTTTGCAGGATTAGATCTACTAATATCTCCACGATACATATCATATGTTGTTCCTGATGCCCATTCTCTTTTTGGAACAACTTGCCTAACATCGTCTTCATTAATTTTCTTTAATGCGATCATAGTATCCCAATAGTCATTCTGCTCCGAGAAATTATCTTTAGGAGCTGGAGGACTTGTATCCCAATCAGACTGAATGTCTGTAGGGTTCGGAAGTCCTACGAACGAATAATATGATTTCGATGAGGTTGATACACCAGCAATGAAATTTGACGCATTTAATATTCTAATTTGGTCAGTTATAATAGCAGACATTATATTTGACAGAGATTTTTCTTTATTTATTAAAGATTATGTCGTATAGTTTTTATATTTCAAAGGTTTATACCTTTGAACCACGGCAGAAGTATGTATACCAGTAGCAGGAAGAATAGTAACAATTCCAACTGGACGACCTACTCCTGCATAATTACCAACTACATAACTACTTTGAGCAACTCCTATTCCATTCTGATTATATGCTTGGAATGAATTAATACCTGCTCTCGAAGGTAAAGTAATTAATCCCCAACTATAATCACCATAGAAATCAGAAGTTCTAATTCCAAGAGTTCCATACCATCCAGATGGAGTTGATCCAACTCCTACTGTAACCCTTCTAACATATGTAGACACACCAGAAACTGATGTTGATATGCTGACAGCAGCAGTCACTTTATAGACAGTATCAGCATAATGAGTTGCTATTCCAAGTGTACTGGAACCATCTAAAGAAATCATAGATGTAGTTGCAACACCAACATTAGAGTTAGTAACAACAAAGTAATCACCACTAGCCAAAGAACTAAGACTTACTGCAGTTGCAACACGACTTGTATTTCTTAATTCAGAATCATATGGAATATGAAGATCAAACATAATTTGATTACTGGTAGTAGTTCCAAATCCAACAATTACACCACTATCACCTTCATAGCTACTTACTGAATTAACTTCATCAACTACTGCAGGAGGAGAAATAAGAACTTGTGGAGGACTATCAGTGGTATATCCATAACCAGGATTGGTAATAGCAATACCAGTTATAGTTCCAGCAGCACCAATTGTAACTGCTGCAAAAGCAGTTGTAGTTGTACCAATACCAACACCACCCATCATAGTATTACCAATACTTACCGTTGCAGTACTATATCCTGCACCACCATCAGATATTACGACAGAAGATATAGTTCCAAGACCAGAAACTATAGCAGTTGCAGCAGCACCTGTCTTATTCTCTTGACCAATGAAAGCAATCTTATCTTGGAAATTAAGACTAATACCACTTTCATTATCAGGATCAAAGAATGGTCTAATACTATCCACATAAATTTCAGTGGATCCAATTCCAACTGTCTTAGTAATATAAGCAGTAGGGTAAATAGTTGGTTCGTAAATTTCTCTATCTTTAGCAACTTCCTTACCATCAATAATCCTATCTTCAGTTTGACGAACCCAAACAACAGGTCTTAAAAGACTTTCATCTTGAGTATTACCAGGACCAAAGTAAGGAGTTGTAGTAATAGTATCTGTAGAATCAACTCTTACAGTTTCTCTTTCTTCTTCTTGCATATAATATAATTGACCCTCAGCACCAGGATCCCATCCAATAATAATATCATCGCCTGGCTTAACTGTCTCAAGTACTTCTACATCATTAACATCAACAGTCGCAGTTCCTTTATAGAACATAATCTTACAAGTATCACCTTCTTTAGGTGCTTCTGTAAATCTTAATAAACTTCCTCCATTAAACTCATATGCTTTGCCTGGAATTTGGAGTATATCATTTACAAATATTAGAAGAACATCTTGTACGTTAATCTTAGATCCTTTACCAGATAATATCGAAAGAACAGCACCATTTTTCTTTAATTGGAATGTGGTGGTACTATTATCAAATAGATCTTCGATCTTATCAAGCATATCTAACTCACCAAAGTTCCATGCAGTCATTGCATCATTAAATACTTCATCAATTGTAAGTTGGAATTCTTTAGATCCAAATTCAGCAGTTGTTGGAATACCAGTATATCCACCAACAGGAACTGTTAAAATTTCACCATTACCGTATCCATAACCAAGATTCTTAAGTGTAAATGCAATTACACTAGATCCTTGCCCAACAACAACATCAACAGTTGCAGTTGATCCTACTCCAGATACAGACTCAGAACTATAAATCAATGGCATATTAGAGTAAGAAAGTGGAGCATCAATCTTTATAAGAGGTGGATTAGTTGATGTATGAATACCTAATGTACCTACTCCAGTAACTGAACTAATACCAGTTA